CGAAGCCATCGCAGTCGGCGGCATTAGTTTCTATTGTGTATGGCATGAGATTATTCTTTCACATACTTGTAGGCTGGAAGGCAAGTAACGCCTTACTTATAACATCTTCTTTTGTAAGACCTGCTCGGTTGGGGTCTAGTTGAACAAGTTTAGCGTCTTTGAGTTCCATTCCCCTCAAAGTTATTTCGTCTTCTCTAAAATATCGTTCCCTAGTTCCATCCCAAAAGGTAATAGTTTCTTCGTCTTCTTGCATTAGATACATACCCACAAGACGGTTCTTACCTTGTTCAGCAATAAAAGGACCATAAGCAATTACTCTTGGATTTCTATTTATAGACCACAAAGGAGCCGTAAGAATCAAATCTTCCGTTGGAATCATGGTAAGTACTCCTTTGCGATAACAATTACATCTTCTATTTTACGACCATTCCACTCGGTAATGCCTAATCCCTGAAGTTGAGAGAGGGCTCGCTCACGAACATAAGGAGTAACAGATATTTGTACAAGGTCTTTTAAATCAACTGTGTGTTGAAACATTATTTCTGCGCTATTGAAGGGTTCAGCAATTTCATTGAAAGTATCAGGCCAAAGAGTTCCTTCAGGTAGTCTTCCTTTTGTTTTTAAATAACTTTGTGCTTTTGCTGGATTCTTAACTCCGTAATTATCAGCATGGTATCCAAAGTAATCTGTTCTTCTAAATAATGGGATTGGGTCAAAAACCATTGTGTTAGCAAATTGAGGAATTTCATCTACCCTGCTTTGTGTAGGGCGCAAGAATACATAATCTGCTCCACCTGTTTCCATATCACTTTCTTCAGAAATACCGTAGCCTGATGAACCTCTACCTTTACGAACGGTTTGAGATTGCAGTTTGGTATTTGTTGTAAAGAAGCCAACAACTCTATCAGCAACAATATCGGGGTTCGACTCGTTTAAATAACCACCAAGTCCGTGTTTAATCGATGAAACAAATGTCTCTTTTTGAATTTTAATTGCTGTTTTTTCGGGCAATAAGAATCTAAGAGCGCCATCAGCATCTATTTCTGTTGTAACTTCATCCATAGTAAAGCCCCACTTTGCCGTAATCTTTTTTATCTCAGCCTTTATCTCTATTGGTGCTTTTTCTAATACATTTCCAAAGTTTGGATTAAACAGACTTATAATTCGAGCCTCTTTTAAGAACTCAACATCTTTATCAGAAGGTAATCTATTTGCACTTACTCCTAATTCTTTAATGGCTTTTTCTATTTGTGCTGGTGTTGCTTTGCCCGGAATCATTATTCTAACTGTTCCATCGTAAGCGTAGGCATCTTTGGAGGTTACAAATCTGATTGCGATTCCGTCAGGGCGATAAGCAGTATAAGTATTTGAATTGCCACTTAAATGAACAACTGCACCTCCATCAGGTCTATTTTCGTTCCACATAGTTGAGCGTAAAATGTCTCGGTCTTGATATTCTTCTGGAATTCTTACGAATCCTATTTTCTTGCCTGAGTATTTTCTATCAATTAATAAAATGCCTTTTGATGCTTCCCACTTACCATCATCTTTAGCAACAGACCGTTCTATGTCTTGAGATAATCTTGTCTTGGCTCCAGCAGTAAGTTTTAATCTAATCTCTGTATGAGGTGAGCCATTAAATATAACTGGCTCAACAGTAACATTTAAGTTTTCAATTTGTCCTGCGTCATACTGGAAAGTGCTTATTCCAGTCGCTCTTGAATGTGCTTCATCTATTGCTTGTTCAGGAGTTCTTAGATTACCAATAGGAATTGTTGGTAATAGTGGCAGGGGAATATCAACAATCGGTGGTGCAATCTTTGCTGGTTCCATAAACGATTGAGCAAGTGATGAGTCAGGTTCTAGTAATGAAATAGAACAACGGCACATTATATGAGCAGGAGGATTAAATACTCCGTTAGGAAAAGATTCATTCCACACAGTTGATTTACCATTCATTGGCATACAAATATCGCAAGTGCGTTCGTCTGTTGAAGTGCTCCATCGCTTCATAGACTTTGGGTGCGCCCAACCTTGTTCAACGGCTTGAGTAAATCCTAAATACCTTCCGTGATTCTCAGCCATAAGTATTTCTTGGCGAGCAATCATATTGGCTCGATACTTAATCATTTTTTTGTATTGGCGCTCGCCCATAGCAAGTCGTTGAGCCGCAGTTATCTTTCCTGCTCTTACTTGTTCATCTAAGTTATCTATGAACTTACCAAAACTAATTGCTTGTCTATCGTTTAAACCGATAACACTTCTTAACTTTCGAGCGGTGTCGTAAACAGTTACATTTTTAGTAAAGGCTTCTGAAACAGTTTCACGAATAATGTTTCTTGTTGTGTCCGTTACTGCGGTAACTAACTGAGCCGATTGATTAGTTGCCCATTCAATACTCCGTGGGTCTGTAAAGTCGAAGCGACCTTTGAATCCAACTTTAGGAAAGCCGCCACCGATGTTGTCTTGAATAACTTGACCAAAAGTAGAAGCGGTTTGATTAATTACTTGAGCAGAGGCATCCCAAGGAAAGGCATCTACAACTCGTTCTATGTTCTTTGCATCTAACGCTTCACGAACAGCATTAGACATCGCCGCCGCTTGTAAATCCGAATCGTGCGTTTGAAGTATTCGTCTTACTTCTCGCTCGGCTGGAGTTAAGGGAATTGGGTCGGGGCGTGGTTCATCTCTCCTTGCTTTATTAACAAGAAGCATTTAATCCACCAAGTTCTCCGCAGGAGGCAAAGATGCCTGTTCTCTTAGATAAGCCTCTAGGTTTTCATCTGGCATTAATACTCCAGCGGCGGTGAGTTTCTGTACATAATCAGCAAGTTCACCCAAGTCCACACTAGATACTTGACCATAAGTTAAGTAAGGCATTAACTCAGAGTTCATAGAGTTAAGTTTAATTAAACGAGGAATTGCATACTGATTGAATACTTCTGCAATTGATTTAGCAATAGCGTCAATACTCATTGTCCATAGGTCCATCTTTTGTGAACCTAAAGAGAACGAACCTACTCGCTCATGTCCAAGAAGAATAAAGTCGGTAAGAACAGACATTGAGATTCTTTGGTCATAACGAGAAATTACTTTGTCTGTATCGAATTGACGAGTGCCGCCCGAAGAAAGTAATTCAAGAGAGAACATTTCATTATTGTTCTCGTCATACATCTTAGGGAAGATTACGCCTTCTTGTTCATTACGCTTAATGTTTTGAACGATACTTGTAATCTCTGCCAGCACCGCTTGTTGTGCCGCTGATGCACCACTAGACAAATACTCAGGTGGAACTTTAGCAACAGGAAGTCCTGCTAAATCTCTTTCGATACCGATTGCTTCAATTTCTTCAATACGGCGCTTGTAATACCAAGGACGGAAACAGTTACGAAGTAATGAACGACCTTCAGGATTATTTTTATTTACAGTTGTACGGAATAGCAAACCTTTTTCAATAGGGATTTCTCTAAAGCCGCCACCAGTTGGGTCAATTTGTCGGAAGCCTTGAATACCGCCTTCTTGGTCCATCATCCAGTTGTTTAAAGTTTCTTGAGCACGAATTGGGAACTTACGCCAACCAATCTTTCCGTCTTTGTATTTAGAACGGCGCTTAGGGTCATCGACATCTCCACCACGAACTTTATAAACAATCTCGTGGAATGAGAATCCATAAATAAGCATTGAAAGAATTGAAGCAAGTGTTTGGTCAAACGAGTCGCTCATATCTTCTAAACATTGGTCAACGAACTCTGCTATTTCTTTTGCTTCATCAGAATCATCGTAAGGGTCAATTCTCCAATCAAGACGGAGAGTTACTTTTTCAATTGCGTAAAGGATTGAACCGATAACTGGGTCGTTGTCTGCCATCTCTCGATAGACAAGAAGTCCTCTACGACCACGAAGTTGATTTAAAAATTCTTCAGTAATGAAACCGCCACTACGGCGCAGACCAGTAGTACCTAATTCATTTAAGTCAGGCTTTGCCATGGGGGTTCCTAATCTTCCGATTTAGTCATTTTAGAGATTAAGGATAACGCCTCGTCCGAAGAAAACCCACCCTCGAGAAGCGATTTATAGATTTCATGTAATCTAATCGCTGATACAACGAGGGGGGTTAATTCCTCTGAATGAGTTGTTGGTTCCATATTACGAAAGGATAACATTCCCTTCGTAATTAAGTTTCTTAAAAGGGAGGAATGTCGTCAGATGGCGTGGTTGTCCAACCGCCACCGTCACTAACACTTGCCTTCTCCCAAGGATTATCTTTCTCAGCAACTTTTTGATAAGGATAGCGGTCCACTTTTGCTACCGCTCTTGCTAATGAAACCGCTACCTTTGTAGCAGTTACTTCCATTCGAGAACGCCTCTCTCCTGTTTTCTTATCTTCCCAAGAAGTTGTGTAAGCCTTTCCAAAGACAATTACTTCATCGCCTTTACCGATTGAGTCGGCGACATATTCGGCTTGCTTATCCCAAACAATAATGTTCCAAAAGGTTGGGTTCTTTGAATCCCAATTACCTTCAGGAGTTTTAAATCTTTCAGAGGTGCCAACAGAGAACTTTGCTACTGCTTTACCTTGTGGAGTGAACTTAAGTTCAACATCGGCAGTTAAATTGCCAACGATAGTTACTGGTACGGACATTTGTTTCCTTTTCTTCTAGCGAGATAGTGCCGAAGCACGCTTATGGTAAGAAATGAGCAAAAGCCTTAATTAATTTATAAGGTTCTATTCCATCTCTTTTTTGTATTTGTTTTCTTTCTTTTTCATCTGTGCCGCCCCATATACCTTCAACATCTGTGCCTAGTGCATAAGTGCGACAAGCCGACTGTACAGGGCAGGTCCGACAAAGTCCTTTAGCGATTTCCGTAATCTTTATAAAGTTGTTATTGCGTTCAGGAAAGAATAATTCAGGGTCAGTTATGGCACAAGGTTCATAACCAGTTGTCGGCGGATAAGGCGGTGGAGATGAGTTCACAAATTGCGTCCGAGCCACATAACAAACATAAGCCCTAATGGAAGTAAAAGTAAAGTTATTGAGTAAGGCTCAAATCCATTTTGTAGATACGAATGCATTGAGCCAACTGCTGTTCCCACTTTTTATTTCCAAAGAAAGGTCATAATTACCAGACCAAGATAAACTCCAACTACACCAGCAATTCCGGCGGCGGTTGGTGGTGCTGGGATTGGGAACTTTAATAATGTAAATACTGAACCAACTGCAATACCTGTTACAAGGCTAAGAATTATCGCCTTCATTTTCAACTCCTTGGTCTAAGTGATGTTGTATTGCGCCAGTATCAATGGCGTGTTGCAACATTCCGCTCTTTCGCCAGATTGGTAAATCAGGCTCGGAGTGAGTACTAAACCAGTAATTGCCTTCACTGTCTATCCACTCACTTACCAGTATCCAAGTAGTACACATCGCACCTTCTTTGTCAAGAAGGGTCGCAAGACCTTGAACAGCATTATTTACGGCATCCATTTTTGCTTCTGCGTCATCGGACATAGCGACCCCTCTCGTTAGATAAGAGTAACTTATTGATTAACTTTTTTTTCGTTTATTCCGAGTATCAATAATGTCGCAAACTACACACTCTTGGTCGCCATAAAGCCACTCTCCGCACTTGCAACGATAGACTTTTGAATCAACCATTTTGAGGTTTTAAGGTATCTGATATCGCTTTCATTACTCCCACAACGAAAGGTTGCATTTCAGAAGGTTCTACTTGTGTGGCTAGAAAGTTAATATGTTTACAGATTGTTTTTAATGCCGCTTCTGATTCCTCAATGTAGGAAATCTGAACAGTTGGCGGCAAGGTTTCGAAGTCAGGAAGTCCATCTTTGCCAGCGTATTCATAGATAGCACGAGCAACATCGTGAGTGATAAAAGGGATAGCCATATAATTATTTTACAGGTTTTTTCTTTAAAGGTGGCTTCTTTTGAGTATAAAGAGAAAAAGGTGGCGCTGTGTATGGGTCAATGTCTGAAGCAATTTGTAAGGCATCAGGTATTGAGGCTTTTGCTTTTAAAGCACCAAGAGCCAAAGATGAACCCGAACCAATTCCATAAAAACCAGCAGAATCTAAACAAACAGATAAATCATCACTAATCTCAAACACTTCACCTTCTAGTGCTATCAAGAAAGCAAACTTAGTTTCATCATCATCGGCATCCCATTTGTACTCGTTCTCTTTAAATACTTTCTTCATTGAAGGGATAACAAACGCAATCATAAAGTGGTAAAGGTCTTTCTTATCTCCAACAGTAGGAATAGGCGGTTCCCAAATATGCTGAATGATGTCGCAAGCCGCTACTTCACCGCTTCCAGCAATTAGATAAGGACCAGTAGTCGTTATCTTTTGCATTTTAGGATGAGAGTATTTCCGCTCTGCCGTAACAAGAGAGTCAGTACCCATTACTACGCCATCGGCGTATTGGACGGCAACGATTGTGGTCATCTTGGAAGTCTAAAAGACAAACCTTGAAAACACCAAGAACGACTCCATAATTCAAAAAACTAAACCTTAGTTTAATACCAGCCGTTGCGTTCTTTGAACAATTTTGCTTTACATGGGGAGCCGTATCTGTGCTCGATATAGCCAAGTCCCCACTCAATTTGTTTTACTGGGTCTTTAAGGAAGTTAATCTTTTCAGCAGTTGTGTGGTTAGGCATATTGCGTTGAGGGATTCCATGGTCCTTAGTTGGAGAAACGGCTTGATAGTTCCAAGCAGATTCTTTACCCCATACCCAGTTAAGACATTTCCATTGTTCCTTATTAGCCCAGCCGTAGTCAGCAAGTTTCTTCTTTGCTACAAGGCGAGCCTGTTCAGGGTTGAGTGGAGTCGGCTCAACTTTGACGATAGGTACGGGAGCCGTTACTACGACTTGTTCTTGATTAAAGTAGCCGCCAATTCCAATTCCGATAACTGC